CCACCGGGAACCTCCGCTACAAGGCCCGCGAGCGCTACAGCTTTGGCTTCAGCGACTGGCGTGGCATCTACGGCTCGCAGGGGGCATAAGCACCCACCCTGCTGGACGTCAGGGCGCCCTCCGGGGCGCCCTTTTTATTTGCAAGCAAGAAGCGTATAAATGACCAAGATCCCTGACGAGCTCACCCGAGCTCGACTCTAGCCACGACAGGAGATTCCCATGGCTACTACGACCTTCTCCGGGCCCATCAAGGCCGGAACGATCAAAGCAACCACCGGCACCACCGTCGGCGAGGACAAGGCCAACGTCGGCTTCGTGCTGATGGCTCAAAGCGGCAACGTCGTCTTTGGCGATGACGGCAGCACGACCGTGGTCGCTACCCTGCCCGCGAACAGCCAGATCTTTCAGATCACCGTGGACGTGACGACCGCTTTCGATGCCGGCACGACCAACACTTTTGATCTTGGCGATGGCTCTACGGCTAATTTGTACGCCGACGCCCTGGCTGCTGGCGCCCAGGCTCGCGTGCTGGCCACCTCTGACGTGTCCCAGATCGGCAATCTGATCGATATCGGAACCTCGGACGTGGACGTGACGGTGACCTACAACCAGACCGGCACGGCAGCGACCGCTGGGGCAGCAACCGTTACGGTGCTTTACCTCCAGAACCGGAACCTCTCCTAAGGGGGTGACCCATGGCTGATGCAGTCACTAGCCAAACCATTCAGGACGGTGAGCGTCGAGCTGTATTGAAGTTCACCAACATCTCGGATGGGACGGGCGAGAGCGCCGTGACCAAGATTGACGTGTCCGCCCTGGCTACCAATAGCCGGGGCGAGACATGCACCGAGGTCGCGATCCACCAGATGTGGTGGCAGTGCGTGGGCATGGGCGTCGAGATCCTTTTCGACGCCACCGCTGATGTTCCGGCCATCATTCTGAGCGAGAACTCTAACGGTCATCACGACTACAGCAGCTTCACCGCGATCCCTAACAACGCTGGCGCCGGCAAGACTGGTGATGTGAAGTTCACCACCTTGAACGCTGCCACTGGGGATGCTTACACGGTGATCCTTGACGTGATCAAGAGCTACTGATGGCGACGACGAAGAACGTCACCCGCACTCCCAGCGGAAGACTCACCTACCGAGGTGAGTCCTTCGCTGGTTATAACAAGCCTAAGCGCACCTCCGGCGGCAGCAAGAAGTTTGCCGTCCTGGCCAAGAAGGGCGACGAGGTCAAGCTGGTGCGGTTCGGCGATCCGAATATGACGATCAAGAAAAGCAATCCGGAGCGGCGGCGGAATTTTAGGGCGCGGCACAACTGCGATACCGCCAAGGACAAGTTCACGGCCCGCTATTGGTCATGCAAGAAATGGTGAATTTGCCGCCCCCCGCCCCTCAACCTCTCACCCCGCGCCCGGTGATGGGCGGGGCGGCGGCATCCCTCTAGGAGGACGTCATGGCTGAAGATGTGCCGGAAAATGTAGCTAACCCCTCGCTTTATCGGAAGGCGAAGGCAAAGGCAAAGCGCAAGTTTGACGTCTACCCGAGCGCCTATGCCAATGGCTGGATGGTTCAGGAATACAAGCGCATGGGTGGCAAATACAAAGGCGCCACAGGCGGCAGCGTTACCCTGGACCCGGTGAAAAGCGATCTCAATAAAGACGGCCGCCTGAGCAAGTACGAGCGCAAGCGCGGGACCGCTATCGCTAAGAGCATGGCAAGCCAGGCCAAGGGCATGAATCTAGGCGGCACGGTCATGGTTCAAGGCCGGGGCTGCGGCGCGATCATGCCCAGCAAGCAAAAGAAAACCCGGGTGCCTCGTGGCTAAGAAAAAAGAAGGCCTGACCAAGTGGTTTGACGAGCGCTGGGTTGATATTTCGGCGCCCAAAGAGGGCGGCGGGTACAAAGCCTGTGGGCGAAAATCGGCCAAGGATTCTGGCCGCGGCTACCCGAAGTGCGTGCCGGCCTCCAAGGCCGCAGGCATGAGCGAGAAACAGATTGCCTCTGCCGTTCGGCGGAAGCGTTCTAAGAAGCAGGGCGTGGGCGGCAAGCCTACGAATGTGTCTACGTTTGCAGCCGAAGGAGGCTCAATCATGAAAATGAAAAGCAAGGGGTACGCCAAGGGCGGCGCCATGAAGGCGAAGGGGATGGCCAAGGGCGGCGCTAACAATCGCAAGCCCGCTGGTAACATGCGGCCCCCGTCCAGCAAGAACAGCGGCCTTTACGGCCGGTAGTGCCGTATCTTCAGAGTAACATCCCCCATTTCAAGTGCTGGGTTCGCCGTGAGTACACCAAGAATCACATGGAGTACCACGGCGAATTTCTTCACGCGATGGCGATTGCGGTAACGACGATGCCGACCAGGTGCCTCAGCTTCCAGGTGCTTTTCACCGGGGCCGAGACCTACGACACGGACGAGCCGAACGTGCATGGTGGGGCGATGTGGGCGCGGATGCCGATTACGGCTTTGGTTGGGGACACACCGATGGAGGATTGGCCGGAGCCTATGCCGGTCTGGGCTGCGCAGCCTTGGGACTGCAGCAGCCACCACCATGCGGTCTATGTCCTGGACCGTTGCACGCCATGCCCCTGGCTGGCGAAGATCGACGGGAAGTTTTACCCGGCGAAGTATTACTTCACGGTGGACTACGCCGAGAACGAGATTGCCGACGACCCGGCTCAGCACAAGCAGAGCCACGTCCTGGAGCTTCTCGACGCAGGCAAGTGGACGGGGAACATTGTCGCCTTGCCTAACAACCGGGTGCGGGTGACCCACCCGGCATGGTTTGAGACGGGAGAGGGTGCGCCTGACTTCCGCCCGAGCCAGCACATTCACTACAGCAAGTCGGATCTGGACTATACTCTGGACGTGAACCAGGTCTTCGACAATCTGTACGCTGATGAGGGTAAAGACGATGGCGACGAGCAACAGCAAGGACTTTGAGCTCGACGTAGCCGAGTATATCGAGGAGGCGTTTGAGCGCTGCGGGCTTGAGCTCCGCACCGGCTACGACCTTGAATCTGCTCGGCGGTCCTTGAACCTGCTGCTCGCCGAGTGGGCGAACCGTGGCCTGAACCAGTGGACGGTAAAGCAGAACACCATCCCCATGGTTCAGGGCACGGCGAGCTACAACCTCGACTCGACCAATCCCACGGCGGTCATTGACGTCCTCGATTGCTTTGTGCGGGAGACGGTGAGCGGGACCACCACGGACCTGCCCCTGAACCGCATGAGCCGTGCCGAATACGCGAACCTTGCAACCAAGAGCACTACCGGGAAGCCGAACCAGTTTGTGATGGACAAGCAGATCACGCCTACGATCACGATCTGGCCGGTGCCCGATAAGAGCTCGACCTATACGGTTTACGTCAACGTGCTTACGCGCATGGACGACGCCGACACGGGCGCGAACACTATGCAGATCCCCTTCCGCTTCTACCCGTGCCTAGCGGCCGGCCTAGCCTACTACATGGCCCTGAAGCGGGCTCCCGAGAAGGTGCAGCTGCTGAAGGCTCTCTACGAAGAGGAGTTCCAGCGCGCCATGTCCCAGGATGAGGAGCGGGCATCTTTCCGGATCGCCCCCAGCCTCCGCAGCTATAACATCGCCTGATCATGGCCTTCGCATCGAACAGACGCGCCTACGGAATCTGCGATATCACCGGGTTCCGCTACAGGCTCAAGGACATGAAGAAGACCTGGGACGGGCTCCTCGTGGGCCCCGACCAGTGGTCTCCGAAGCATCCCCAGCTTGAGCGCAAGCCTAGTCCTGCGGACCCTCAGGCGTTGAAGAATGCGCGCCCGGATCCGAACGCCGACGGCAATGATTTGACCGCCTTCCCGCTGGTTTATACCAACGTCGGAGATGGCAAGCTGGGCACAATTTTGCAAACTTTTGCAGTCTCCTGTAGTGTCGGCGCGGTGGAGGTAACCACATCATGAGTTTCACCCTGGCTACGCTGAAGACTGCCGTGAAGGATTGGATGCAGGTCGACGAGACCACGTTCAATGACAACCTGGATGAGATGATTCAGAACGCAGAGGCGCGGATCTTTAAGCTTGTGCAGCTCCCCGAGCAGCGCAAGAACGTGACCGCCAATGTGTCTACGAACAATCGCTTCCTGGCTACGCCGAGTGATTTCTATGCTCCGTTTAGCCTGGCGGTGATCTCAGACAGCACCTACAGCTATCTTCTGTTCAAGCACCCGAGCTTCATCAAGCAGTATGCTCCGAACACCGCAACCCGCGGTCTTCCGAAGTATTACAGCCAGTTTGATGACACGGCCTTTGAGCTTGCCCCGGTGCCTGACGCCGATTATTCGGTGGAGCTCCATTACCTCTACAAGCCCGCGTCGCTGACCTCTGGTGGCGACTCCGGGACGACCCTTCTATCGACCGAGTACCCGGAAGCGCTGTTTTACGGAACCCTCGTTGAGGCAGCGATCTTCCTTAAGGAGCCGGGCGATGTGCTAGGGACCATGGAAGCTCGATTCAAGGAGGCCGTGACCCGCATGAAGAACCTCAGCGAAGGCCGCGGTACCCGAGACGAGTTCCGCTACGATATGTTGAGGATTGGGGTGTCTTAATGGAGAAAGATCCGGGCTTAAAGGGGAAAAAGGTCGCGATTGTCGCGCTGGGAGCATCCCAGATTGATTTCGTGATCGGGCTAGAAAACAGTAAAGAATGGGACGAGGTTTGGTGCATTAACTCGGCGCTGGCGGTGTACCGCCAATGCGACCGGGTTTTTATGCTTGACCCGCCCTCTCGTTATCTCGACACCGAAGACGCCGGGAACCAGACCGAGATTATGCGCAAGCTGCTCCCGGTTCATCCTGGCCCTATCTACACCTGCGAGCTCGACGAGAGGGTGCCTGGGGCCGTGGAGTACCCGCTGGCCGAGGTGGTCACTTATGCCAAATGCGCATACCTAAATAACACCGTGGCCTATGCCTTGGCCTATGCCTACTGGCAGGAGGTTGGTCACGTCGACCTGTTTGGGGTGGATTTCAGCTACAGCCACAACCTCCACTTTGCTGAGGCAGGCCGGGCGTGCTGCGAGTTCTGGATCTCTAAGTGCCTGGAGAACAAGATCGCCATCGGGGCATCACCGCGGTCGAGCCTGCTGGATAGCAACGTGGGCATCACTGAACGGCTCTACGGTTATCACCGACTAGACGATCCTATGGTGGCCATGCCGCACCAGGACGAGTGGGTCCTATGCCCACGGTCCAAGCTGAGCGAGGTGGTCCAGGAGCGCGAGATTGAGCTCGTGAAAGTCACCAAGGCGCCGGAGCCCTACAAGGGATGATGAAGGACGATGTAGGGCCCAAGCTGGGCAACGTCATGGTTTCCACGACCCACAACCGTGGGCACGACCCCGAGTTCTGGGCGGAGCAGGCGACCAAGAAGATTTGTGGCATTTCTGACAACGCAGACCCTCATGTGCGGCAACAGGCCCTGGCTTTCCGGGACAAGATCTACGGGGTAATATTGGCCGAGATGCGGAGCGCTATCCGCAGCGACCGTGTTACCCTGAGTAATCAGATGAGGGCGCGCGGGGTTAACGATTTGGCGCAGATCATTCGGGAGCTTTGACATGGCCATCACCTCCGCAATTTGCACGAGCTTCAAGCAGGAGCTCCTGGTCGGGACGCATAACTTTACCAATAGCACCGGCGATACCTTTAAGCTGGCGCTGTACACGAGCTCGGCCACGCTGGGGGCCACCACGACGGTCTACACGACGAGCCAGGAGGTTAGCGGTACCAACTACACGGCCGGGGGCGCGGCCCTCACTAACGTGACGCCCACGACCTCTGGGACGACGGCCATCGTCGACTTCAATGACCTTACCTTCTCTACGGCTACCATCACTGCCCGGGGCTGCCTGATCTACAACGACGATCAGGGCGACAAGGCTGTGGCCGCCATCGACTTTGGCGGGGACAAGACCAGCACGGCGGGTGATTTCACGATTGTGTTCCCGACGCCGACCGCGACGGGCGCGATCATTCGGCTGGCCTGATGCCTGATGCCGCTGTCAAAGCTGGAGTTCCAACCGGGGATTAACCGCGAGTCCACGGATTACGCAGCAGAGGGGGGCTGGGTTGATGGGAACCTGGTCCGCTTCCGCAAGGGCCGTGTCGAGAAAATCGGCGGCTGGCAAAAATTCGGCGAGGACAGCGTCGAAGGCACCCCGCGAGCAATCCATCCCTGGCTGTCTTTGGGCGGCGTCCGATATAACGGCATTGGGACCACCTTCAAGTATTTCGTCGAGCAGGGCGAAACTTATAACGACGTAACCCCTATCCGGGCGACGACCGCCGCCGGGGACGTCACCTTTTCTGCGACCAACGGATCCTCGACGATTACCGTCAGCGACACGGCTCATGGAGCCGTGGCAAACGACTTTGTGACCTTCTCGGGGGCGGTGAGCCTTGGCGGGAATATTACGGCAATCGTGCTAAATCAGGAGTATCAGATCAGCGCTATCGTCGACGTCGATAGCTATGAGATTACGGCTAAGGACACTTCTGGCGCCACGGTGACGGCGAATGCCTCGGACACCGGAAACGGTGGCTCCAGCGTTGTAGGCGCTTATCAGATCAACGTAGGACTAGATACCTATGTTTCAAGCACGGGGTGGGGCGTTGGAACCTGGAGCTCTGGCGGCTTTGGATCTTCCTCTGCAATTTCTGCGACCAATCAGTTACGGCTTTGGACCCACGACAACTACGGCGAGAATCTGATCATCAACCCTCGCGGCGCGGGCATCTATCGCTGGGTCGAAAATGATGGTGTTGCCGTTCGCGCTTCAGAATTATCGCAAACGTCTGGCGCGAACCTCGTCCCAACGGTGGGCTTGCAGGTCATTACGTCTGAGACCGATCGTCACCTGATCGTACTCGGCGCGGATCCCATCTCTGGGGGCGCTCGCACTGGTTCGATAGACCCTATGCTTGTGGCCTTCTCTGACCAGGAAGACGAGCTCCAGTTTGAGCCCTTGTCGACAAATACCGCCGGGTCTCTGCGCCTGTCGAGCGGGTCCTTCATTGTAGGCGGGATCAAGAGCCGGCAGGAGGTCCTGATTTGGACCGATACCAGCCTTTACTCGATGACATTTATCGGCCCACCCCTGACCTTCGCCATAAATCTGGTGAACGAAGGCGCTGGCTTGATTGGCCCAAAGGCCATGGCTAATGCTCCAATAGGGGTGTTCTTCGCGTCAAAGAATGGCTTCTATTTCTATAACGGCGCGGTCCAGCGTGTGCGCTGCACGGTCCAAGAGTATGTTTTTAACGACCTTGATCTGGGGCAGGCCTTCAAGTGCGTCATGGGCGTCAATAGCGCCTATAACGAGATTTGGTTCTTCTACCCGTCGATTGAGGACGGCACCGGCGAAGTCAGCCGCTATGTGACCTACAACTATCTCGACCAGGTCTGGAGCATCGGCAAACTGACTCGCTACGCTTGGGTGGACGCGGGGATCAATGACCTACCGTTAGCAGGGCTTACGGTCAATGGAAGCTACTGTTTGGTCGAGCACGAGAATGGATACGATGACGACGGCGGTCCTATGACCGGGGTCTTCATCGAGTCCGCGGATATTGACATTGCCGATGGTGAACAGTTTGCCTTCGTGAAGCGGATCATTCCCGACATGGCCTTTACGACTGATCCGGCGATCTCTAACAACCCCGTGATGAACGTCGTCCTCAAGCGTCGGAATTACCCGGGTGACGCCCTGACCACTGACTCGACGTCTCAGATTACCCAGAGCACGCAGTTCAACAGCGTGCGTACCCGGGGACGCCAGATGGTTCTGCGTTTTGAGTCTGATGACGATGCCCCGGCGGTAGATCAGAGCGGCTATAAGTGGCGCCTGGGGGCGACCAGGGTTGATATTCAGCCGAGCGGCCGTCGATGAGTAAGCTTTTACCGACGCAGCTTCCGCTGGCACGCGGGGAAGCCGTGTCGAGCGACACGTTTAACCGCCTCGTGCGGGTTTTGGAGATCAACCTGGGGGCATTCGACCCGTCGTTCTCCGCCCACTACAATCTGGACGACAGGGATACTCTGCAGTTCGCCACGGGATCGATCATCTTCAACACAACGAATGAGATCCACCAGGCCTACGACGGCACCCAATGGCGTAACCTGTATGAGCATCAAACGTACCCAACCGGGGTATCGGTTACGGCCGGCCTCGGGTCAGTGACGGTGAGCACGCCATGATCAGTGAAGAGCTAAGACAACGGATTGCCACTTTGACCGGGGTCGAATTGGATCCCTTGGATTTCTCAGAGCAAGAAGCGCCCATGATGGCCGACCCCATGGCTCCGCCTCAGGCACCGGGCATGGATCCCGCTGAGCGTGAGCGCCTGATGATGGTCTTGCAAATGATGGGCGGTCAGAGCTAATGGGTGGCTTTAACGTCAACATCCCGGGCATAACCCCGGAAATGCTGGCCGGGATATCGGCGTTGCCGACTACGCCTATGGCATCGCCTGCCCCGCCGGCAATGACGACGTCCCCATCGGGGCGCGCGGCTGGGGTTATTTCCGCGTATACCCGCGGCCTTGAGGGGCAATCTGATGCCGAAGTAGCTGCCTCGTTAGGCCTTCAGTTCACCGGGGACCGCGACATGGATCAGATGATCCAGAACCAGGTCACCCAGGCTAGGCAGCAGGCTTCTCGCGCGGCAGGCACCGCAGCGACTGCCGAGGAGATCGCTGCAGGCACTGCTGCCTACGAGGACGTCATTCGCCAGCTGGAGACGACGCCGACCGATGAGGGCATCCGGCTCCAATGGTTTGGCAAGCGTAAAAACGTGCGCCCCGAGCTCAAGGCCGCAATAGCTGGCCTTGCCGCCCCGTTTATTCCGGGAGCGGCGGCAGGCATTGCAGCTGGACTAGGCGGAGGCGCCCTCGCCTCGGCGGCTACAGGCGCAGCCCTGGGCTCTGGCCTGGCGGCGGCTACTGGCCAGGATCCAGTCAAGGGGGCGCTGACAGGCGCCCTCGGCGGCTTTGGGAAGGCAGCAATGGCTGGCCAAGCCGCTGGCGGGACCTCCGGCATCGCCTCGCTGGCAGATACTGCTAGCACCGGGGCCTCTGTTGCTGACACGGCAAGCCGTACAGGCGGTGTCCTGGACGTCCTTGGGACAGCTGCAGATATCGCTCGTTCTCCGATCGTCAGCGCTGCACGCGAATACATGGAGGCCAAAGAAGATCGGCCTAGCTATGACCCTAGCCTCCCTGAGGTCACCGAAGTGGTCGCGCTCCCTGATCCTGGCGCTTCAGCGCCTGCCCCTCCTGGGGTAGACATAGGTCAGCCGGTTCTATCCCGAGACGAGAGGGAAGAGGTTCTTCGCCGGGAGCAAGAAGAAGCCAGGGTGAGGGCAGAGCGCGAGGCCCAGCGGCAGCGTGAAGAAGCTGCTCGTCAGCGTGAGGCGGCCGAAGCGGAGGCTCGCCGAAAGCGTGAAGCAGCAGAGGCGGAGGCCAGGGCGAAGGCTAAGGCGGAAGCCGAGGCCAAGGCGAAGGCCGAGCGAGAAGCCGCAGAAGCCAAAGCCAAGGCAGAGGCCGACGCTAAAGCTAAAGCCGAGGCTGAGGCCGAAGCCAAACGAAAGCGCGACGCCGAAGCCAAGGCAAAAGCCGAGCGAGAGGCGGCCGAGGCTGAGGCTGAAAGAAAGCGCCGAGAGGCAGAAGAAGAGGCCTCAAAGCAGCAGACCATTGAAGACGAGCTCATCGAAGACGGCTGGGTGCGCAATGGTCCCTGGCGCTACGACGGCAACGGCGTCTTTACGCATACCCAGACGGGCCAGGTGATGGTAGACCCGACGGTGCCCGAGGGGGCAAAGGTTGGCGATACCTTCGATGCCGGCGAAGGCAATGATTCTGTAGAGCGAAAAGAAGAAGAGGAAGAGGCCGAGGAAGAGGTCGTCATCGACACGGATCGAGCGCGAGATGATGACGACGTTACGCTTCCCCCCGTGGGCCCAACTGCTCCTGATACAGGCGCTAAAACTAGCCCCTCTCCTTCTGGCCCAGGGACAACCCCGGGCACGAGCCCAGGGACAACCCCGGCGCCTGGCACAGGCACGGGCCCTGGAGGAGCAGGTCCAGGAGGAGGAGGGCCTGGAGGCGGAACGCCGACCACCGGCGGAGGGATCCAGTCCCTCTTGCCGATGTTTGGCCTAGCCCTGCTCGGGCGTTACCTGCTCGGCGAAGCTGAAAGCGGCCAGCGCCGCGGGCGTCTCCCACTGGAGCAGGAATCGGCTACCGGCTACTACAACATTGATCGAGAGGTTCGCCGCAGGATGGGATTAGGCGGATAAACTGCTACCATGCGGCAAAGGATTTGAGGGTAAAACTATGGCCGGCATTCTTGATATAGGTGCAGATGTTCTTCAAGGCTTTTTCGGCATTGAAGATACCGAAGCCAGCCTCCCTGCCCAAATTGGGGAGGGGTTGGGGAAAATTTTTGGCTTTGAAACCGACGGCGATGCGACCATCCCCACTCAAATCGGCCAAGCCATAGGTGGAATTTTTGGACTGGGCGGCGGCGGCGGTCTTGGCGGACTTCTCGGGGGCGGTGGTAGCGGCGGAATCGGCAGTCTCCTGGCTGCAGGCGTTCCTGCCTACTACCTCGGCAAGGCCGCCATGGAAGAGGCCAAGACTCAGACCGGCGTGCCCTTGATCCCTCTGACCCAGGAAACCGGCGCAGGCCGCTACAACATCGAGGCCGAGATCCGCCGTCGCATGGGCCTGCCTGCCCCGGACCCCGTTGAGTTCGGCATGCTGCCCACCGGGACGCTGCCTCAGCTCTCTGGCGGTCGTGCCCCGGCTCCCGGCGCTGGCGGCGCAGCTTTTGAGTTTGCTTCCCAAACGGTGCCGAGCCTTGAGCGCCCGACGCCTTCAGCAGGCGGCATGACCCGGGACATTCCGCGCGGGAGTGAGCTTAGTCTCCCCTATGTGCCGACGCCTGGTACGCCCCCTAGCAGGCTGCTTGATAAGCCGCCGATGGGGCCTAGGCCTGGGCGGATGCCAATGCCGGCTGAGGGATTCAGGTACTCGCGAGGGACTACCGTGTTCGACAAATACGACCCCGAGACTGATACCTTTATCGGGTCCACCGGCGGCGTTGCCGGAATGATGCCTGTCAAAATTTCCAGGGCCGAAGCTCCTAATTTCTTCCCCGGGTTGGTTGAGGCCTACGACGAGTATCAAAGCGGCGACGCTCAGGCAGAAAAAATCAAAGAGATGATCGCCAGGGTGGGGGAAGCAAGAAAAATGACACCACGGCCGGCCGGATACCGAAACGGCGGAATCGTGACCCTGGCTGGCGGCGGAGAGATCGAGACCGAAGACGGCGAGATGATGGACGCCGACGAGTTTGAGCGCATGAACGGCGGGATCAACGGTGAAGGCACGGAGACCAGCGACGACGTCCCGGCCATGCTGTCTGACGGCGAGTACGTCATGACTGGGCGCGCTGTGCGCGGGGCAGGCGCCTATGACCTGAGCGTCGGGGACGGTGGCATCATCACCCTCACCCCCGGCGGCGAAGAAAGCCGTGAGCGCGGCACGGACCTCATGTACCAGATGATGGCTCTCTTTGAAGAGTTTGCCGGCGCGCCGGAGGAGGATTAACCATGGGTATGCTTACCCCCGCGCAGATGCAAGCGCTCAATCAGCGAGCCGTAATCGGTGATCCGCGAATCACGAACCAGGGATCGGTAGGTTTTCAAGATTACCTAGAGCGATACTCTGGAGGGCAGCCTGTTACTCAAATGACGCAAATTCCGACCCTCCCGCCTGGTGAGATGGAAGAGGCGCGTCGGCGGCTCGCGCTGAACCCTCAAGATCCGATCGCTAACTACTATGTAAATTACGCGCAGCGGGGTGGCGGCACGACGCCGGCCCCGCAATTTCCTGAGCTACCGCCAGAGCTGAAAGCGATCAGCCAGTTCGACGACTTGAACAGCCGCGATCAGATCAACGCCTTTTACGCGAACCCAGAAGCCTACTATGCGCAGCGGGGTGGCGGCGCAGGCGTCCCAGGCGGCATAGTCGCCGGAGATTTCAGCACCGCTAATTTGGCCAATCAGGGCGGTGGCACAGGCGTTCCAGATGACATACGTCAGCCAATTACGAGCAAATATAAGCCTGGCACCGGCACTATCCCCGACAGCATGGCTGCTAATCGGGCCAATCAGGGCGGCGGCATGGTGCGCACCGGAGAGTTCATCGACACCAACAGGAACGGCGTAGACGACCGTGACGAGGTCGGAATGACCCCCAGCGGCGCCCCGGCGTCGGATTTCGTTTACTCGCCCAGCATCACCCGCACCGAAAGCCAGATGGACCCCATCACCCAGCAGCTGCTGTTCGGCCTAGGTGGTCAGGGCGGGTTTATCCCTGGCGCTATGCGGGCTGCAGAGCGCACCTTCTTTGACGAGCAAGGTCGCGCTCGGGTTATTCCGCAAGAGATTGCCGGCTTCAGCCCGGACCAAATGCGCGCTTTCCAAATGGCGCGCCAGGTTGGCGGAATCCAGACCCCGTATCTTCAAGAAGCTCAGCGCCAGTACGGCATGGGCATTGGCGCCTTAGGGGAGAGCCAGAAGCAGGCCCTGATGGCCCAGAGGCGCGCCCTGGCTGACATTCAGTCCGGTGCAGCTACGGAAGAACAACTTCGCGAGGCTGGCCTTGGAGATATCCTGGGAGCCACCGAGGAAGCCCGCCGCCGTGCGCTAGGGGCCGAGACGGAGCTCCGCGGGGCTTTGGGCGGTATTGAGGGCATTCAGCGCGGTGCGGCTGGAGCCTTTGGCCGCGAGCTCGGAGACATTGCTGGCATGGTCCGGGGCTCCACCGGGGCCTTTGATCCCCGTACTGGCATCCAGGCCTACATGGATCCCTTTGAGGAGCAGGTGGTCCAGCAGACCATCTCCGACGTCATGGAACGCGGAGCGCAGCAAGATATCGCAGCCCGCGCCGGCGATATTGCCCGGGGCGGTGAGTCTGCATTCGGCTCCAGGGCTCGCCTAGGCGCCGCTGAGCGCCAGCGTGCCCTAGGCCGGGGTCTTGGCGAGGCTATCGGCGCATTGCGCTCTGGCGGCTTCCAGCAAGCCCAGCAGCGGGCCATGGGCGAGTTCGCTCGCCAGCAGGAGCAGCAGCGCGCGGCGGCAGGTCAGCTAGGGAACATCGCCGGGTCTCAGCTTGCAGCCCAAACGGGCCTAGCTGGCCAGCTTGGCGA